TACAGCGATAAAACCATTGCTGAGAACAATGCAAGAGCAGACAGATTACTCCGTCAACTAAGACAATGGCAGGCACAAAACGACGAGCCTATTTCAGTAGAAGATTGGAACAATGAAAGTAAAAAGAAGTGGTTTATTATATATAGTTCTGAAGAAATGTACGCAGAGTATTATTATATTATGCGATTACCTAATACAATATATTTCACCACCAAAGAAAAAGCCGAAGAAGCTATCGAAGTATTCAAAGATGAACTGATATGGTATTTTACTGAGTATGTTCAGAGATTAGACGAGGTACAAAATGGTTAAAGAACAATTATGTTGGGCGTGTCAGAAAGCTTGCGGCGATTGTTCGTGGAGCAGTTGCTTTCAGCCTGTGGAGGGTTGGACTGCTGAAAAGGTACAACGCAAGACGTATGATTCGTATAGGATTGAAAAGTGTCCGGAGTATGTACCGGACAAGAAAGGTTGAGTAGAGCGTGAAAGATAAAATAGCGAAGAAACGCAAGAAAATGCGGCAGAGATTGAAACAGGTAGAACGATGCAAGGAAGAATCAGCATTGGTTGAAAATTTCAAAAAAGTAGCTGAAAAGCATGGTGTCAAGAAATTTAATACTAAAAAGGCACTGCAAGCCTATAAAGTTGTCGAAGTTGAGGCAACCAAAGAGGCGATTGTTAATTCTGTTGTGTTCGTTGTGTGGTATTTACATACAAAGTACGGTTGGAATCAAAAACGATTGGTGCGGTACATAACATATGCGCATAATTATTTACAACACATCGGCAACGAAACACGAACAGTAATACAACTTACTGATGAAATTAAGTCTGAATGTGATTTTGATTATCAGTCATTAATGGCAGATTTTAAACCGTTGACCTTGAAAACAGATACCGTTGACGAAGATGGTATGAAGATGATTATATACAAAATGCAGACGATACTTCCTGTGGCGCTATATCCGTTATATATGCAATTCGGTTGGCGTAAAAAACGTATGGCGGACATCGGACAAACTGCAAAATTTGTATTAATGGATATGATGAACGGCAGAATAAAAATAATTAAAGATACAATCCGCAATGATTGTAAAATGGTATTTTATTCAAACGGACGTATTGAATATTTAGACAGGGGGAATTAATTTGACAAAGGAAGATCTAAAACAGTATCGCAGTATTGTAGCGGAATTAAACGAGGTAAATGACAGAATAAACAGTAATACAGTACACGGTACTGTCACAGGCTCTGACAGCGAATTTCCGTACGTCAAACACTGTATTTCTGTGTCGGGTGTTGAGCCAACGCATATATCTGATATTGTATTACGTCAACGCTTGGAGCGGCAGAAAAATAAAATTGAATTGTTTGTTGCCGGTATATTGGACAGTGAAACACGCCGCATATTCCGATACAGATACATAGACGGCACTGTAATGCCGACGTGGCAGTGGATTGCATTTAAGATAGGGCATTACGATGAGAGTTATCCACGAAGAAAACATAATAAATTTTTAAAAATGCCGAATTTGCCGAAAAAAGTGTGATACAATTTATAATGCGAAAAGAATGAGCAAACAAAAAATAATGCAAAACATATATACAGTGCAATATTTTGTGTTCTATATCTTACCGCTCGTTATTTTCGTAAAAAGGTAGTGTATCATCGTGAGATGATGGGTGAATATCTCGTGTGATTGGTGGGAGTGGAGATATTAATTTTTTGGAAATTTATTTTTTGTAAAAAAGGAATTTTGTGTGATATTGTCGAATTATATACACAAATACAATTTTACGGAGGATAAAATTATGGGAATATTATTTTGGGATCACGTACGAAAACATAAATCGGACGACAATAAATATCTCGAGTATCGTAAAAACACAAAAATATTTTATACTGATGAATCTTTAGAATATCTAAAAAAGGAAAGATTGCGTATAGAAACAAGATTAGAAGACAGAAAACAAGACAATGCATACAGTGCAATAGCCGCTATTTTGGCATTTATAACATTAGCAGTGACACTTGTATCAATAGTTACCAAAATTTTTTATTTTTTTGTTGCTATAATAGCGATGTTTATATTATTAGCATTCGGAATATATAGAAAAGATGAGTGTACTCAATGCCGAATTGCATTGCAAGTCTTAGATGAACTGATAGCGGAAAAAGAAGAAAGCAACACAGTCAACTGAGCAAAACAATACAATGTCACTATTGTATCAAAATAAAATATAAGGCACTATCGCATAGGTAGTGCTTTTTCTATACCCAAAAACAGGAGGTGAAATTCATGGCAAGACCGAGAAAGATTACGAAAGAGACAGTCCAAAAACTCGAAGAGGGATTTTTAATGGGGTTAAGTGACCGAGAGGCTTGTATTTATGCGGATATAGCGGTAAGCACGTTATACGATTACTGCAAGAAACACAAGGAGTTTTCGGAGCGAAAAGAGCTACTTAAAGACAATATCAAAATGAAGTCGAAATTAAACGTTGCACACGGGATAAAAAAGGGTGATATTAATTTGTCGTTATGGTATCTTGAACGCAAATGCAAAGATGAATTTTCACCGAAACAGGAAATAACGCACAGTGGCACAATGGACATAAACAATCCTATGGCAAATCTTACGATCGATGAATTAAGGAAGTTGATTGGCGATGGATAAAAACTTAATAATGCTTGAGGCGAAGAAAGAACTTGCACGACGTGAGTTCTTTTATTTTTGCCATTTAACCGCACCGTCATTCTACAAGCCGGAGCGAGAATTTCTTGTACGATTATGCAATGAAATGCAATCGTTTTACGAAAGTGACGAAGACGCACTGATTATCAATTTACCGCCGCGTCACGGCAAGAGCCGTACTGCTTCAATGTTTGTTGAGTGGGTGCTCGGCAGAAATCAAAGCGAAAAAATAATGACCGGCTCATACAATGAAACATTATCAACCACTTTTTCAAAAGCGGTGCGTAACGCCATTCAAGAGGAAAAAGCGGATAAGGATAAGATTATTTACAGTGACATATTTCCGAATGTGAAAATAAAGCAAGGCGACGGAGCGATGAACTTATGGAGCCTTGAGGGCGGTTACAACAACTATCTTGCCACATCGCCGTCCGGTACTGCGACAGGTTTCGGAGCGAGTTTACTTATAATCGACGACCTTATCAAAAATGCTGAGGAGGCATACAACGAAACAGTCAAAGAAAAGCATTGGGAATGGTTTACGAACACAATGCTTTCACGACTTGAAGAAAAAGGCAAGATAATCATTATAATGACACGGTGGGCTTCGGGCGACCTTGCGGGACGTGCGATTGAGTATTTCAGCGAGAACAACATATCGCACAGAGTAATCACGATGAAAGCCGTTCGTGATGACGGCAATATGCTTTGTGACGAAATACTTTCACGGAGCAGTTACGACTTAAAGATTAAGGCAATGGGTGCGGATGTAGCAAGTGCGAACTATCAGCAAGAGCCGATTGATTTGCAAGGCAAACTCTACACAACGCTTAAAACATACGACAGTTTACCGCCGATTACGCAAATACAATCATATTGCGATACCGCCGATACAGGTGCGGACTATCTCTGCAACATAATATACGGCATATACGGCAAAGAAGTATACGTCATAGACGTGTATTATACCGACGAGCCTATGGAGATTACAGAGGGTGAAACGGCACGCAGATTATACGAGAACAACGTCAACCTTGCAAAGATTGAAAGCAATAACGGCGGACGTTCGTTCGCAAGACGTGTGCGTGAAATCCTTGCCGAAAAGTACGGCAGTAATTTTACAACGGTGAAATGGTTTCACCAAAGCAATAACAAAGAGGCACGAATATTATCCAACAGCACTTGGGTAATGGAGCATATATATTTTCCTTGCGACTGGCATATACGTTTTCCCGAATACTATAAGGCGATGACAACATATCAGCGTGAGGGCAGGAACAAACACGACGACGCACCCGACGCAACAACGGGTATTGCGGAAATGATGAACAGGAAAAAGGGCGGACTGTCAATTTTAAAGTAGGTGATAAAAATGGATTTGGAAACAGTGAAAAAGCTGATAAAAAAATATATACCCGGACACGAGAATTTTATATCGAGAGTGCAGACGGCGGAAAGGTATTACTTAAACGACAACGATATTTTGCACATAAAGCATAGTGAGGACGAAAAGCCTTTGAGAAATGCCGATAACAGAATACCATCAAATTTTCACGGCTTGCTTGTAGACCAAAAGTCCGCATATATGTTTACGTCACCGCCGTTATTTGATGTCGGGAATAAATCGGCGAATGAGAAAATAAGCGATATACTCGGCAGTCGATACACGAAAATATGTTCAAGACTTGCAATAAATGCGTCAAATGCGGGTGTAGGTTGGATTCACTACTGGGATAATGACGGATTTAAGTATGACGTTATAGACAGTAAACAAGTTATACCGATATGGGGCGATACTTTGGAACACGAATTGACGGCTTGTTTCAGAACGTATCAGGAGCTTGACGATAACGGCGATACATACCACATTTACGAGTATTGGACTGATAAGGAATGCAGTGTATTCCGTAAGAAGATTGGCGACGGTCTTGAACGGCTTGAAATGTATAATATGTTCAACGTGTATGACGTTGAAACAAACGGAACTGTATGTAACGTGTACAGTCATAACTTCGGACGTGTACCGTTTATTCCGTTTTTCAATAACGGCTTTCATCGTGATGACCTTACACCGATAAAAGGACTTATTGATACATATGACAAGACATACAGCGGTTTTATAAACGACCTTGAAGATATACAGGAGATTATATTCGTACTCAGCGGATATGAGGGCGAGAGCCTTTCGGAGTTTTTGACACAGCTCAAGAAGTACAAGACTGTTAAGCTTGATTCGGAGGACGGAGCAAGCGGAGGACTTTCGACTTTGACGATTGATATTCCGGTTGAGGCAAGAGAGAAAATGCTCCAAATGACACGCAAGAGTATTTTTGAACAGGGTAAGGGTATTGACCCGGACCCACAGAACTTCGGTAATTCATCGGGTACGGCATTGAAATATTTGTATTCACTGCTTGAACTCAAAGCCGGTATGGCAGAAATGGAGTTTAGGAGTGGGTTTGAAGAACTCATCAAAGCGATATGCGATTACAGCGGTATCGCTTGTGAAAATGTCACGCAGACGTGGACAAGGACAAGCGTTTCAAACGACACCGAACTTGCGGATATAGCACAAAAAAGCGTTGGTGTTATATCTCAACGCACGATTATCGAACGTCATCCGTTTGTTGAGGACGCAGATAAGGAAATGGAGAGAATTGCGGAAGAAAAGGACGACAGTGACGATATAATGGGTGGACATAATGAACGAGTATTGGAAGAAGAGGAACAGTGAGCTTTTAAAAATCCACGCACAGAAAGCCGATGATATAGAACGCGAACTTATAAAAGAGTATGAAAGGTCCTTAAACGGCATAAAAAAAGAGATTGAAACGTTTTACGCAAGGTATGCGGGTGAAAACGGTATCAGTATGGCAGAGGCACGAAAGCAGTTAAGTCGTGAAGAACTTAAAGGCTTTAAGATGTCGCTTGAGGAGTTTAGGGAAAAGGCACTTGATAACGCAGACGGCAAGTGGACGGCAATGCTTGATAATGAGTATATGCGTTCAAGGGTAAGCCGTTTGGAGGCACTCAAATATCAAATGCGTGGAGAAGTCGAACTCTTGAAACAAAAGCAAGAGGATAAATTTTCAACATCACTTGAAAAGGCGTACAGTGATACATATTATACAACACATAAACATATAGCCGATTCGCTTGACAGTGACGTAAATTTTGCTAAGTTTGACAGTGAAACCGTACGAAACGCAGTGTATGAAAAGTGGCTTGACGGAAGTAATTTCTCCGACAGGATATGGAACGATAAGCAGAAACTTTTAAGAGAACTCAATACAAATCTTGTACAGGGCATAACAAGGGGCGACAGTCCCGATAAAATGATTAAAAATATTTCTGCAAGAATGAATGTTTCAAAAAGCCGTTCCGCCGCACTGTATCAGACGGAATATACGCATATTATGGTTGACGCAAGATTGCGTTCGATAATGGACGCAGGGTGTGACGAATACGAGATTGACGAGAATATGGACAGTGATATTTGCGATGAGTGTGCAAGTATGCACGGAAAGCATTTTAAACTGTCCGAATATCAGCAAGGCATAACCGCACCGCCGTTTCATACCCGTTGTCGTGGTACAATAACGGGATATTTTGTGGAAGAAGAGGAAACACTTGAAAATGTTGAAGATACTGATACTATGTCTTTGTCGAAAGTATTTGATGAAGATGGTGTTAGATGTAAATGCAATCCTGTAAAAAATCATAACGGTATTTATACGCAAACAAACTCGAAGAACGCACAGAATACAATAAAGTTTGTAATAGATACTAAGAATAGTATCGATTTATTGGGTGATGTTTCAGAAATCGTAATAGCAAAATCAATAAAAGGTATAGCCGCATACAGTCACAAAAACAATCGCTTATATATCAATGAGAAATTGACAGATGAAAGCTTTTTGAATGAAATGCTAAAAGACGGGTATTTTGTCGCGGAGAACAAGCTTGATGTATTGTGGCATGAAATGTTCCATAAGAAACATTGGGATTTTGTGTTGACAAACGGTGGAGAAAGTAATAAAATGAACATAGAATCAGAGTTGCGGAAATACGTAAAGGAACAACAAAGACTTGATTATTCTTATGTGTCAAATACTGTTAGTCGAAATGCAAAAGATGGATTGAAAAGAGAGGGCAACAGACAATTAAATGAATTAATTGCGGAAGTGCTGTTACAAGAGAAAAAGGGAATTGTAAAAGATAAGCGGTTATTGGAATTGGTAAAGAGGTGTGTAAAATGATGAGGCTTATAACAGAATATGATTTGAAGATGAGTAAAGAGTTGGACAAATGGGAAGAGTATCCCGACGGAGAATGCCACTTACGAGAAGATGCACCTGAAGAAGTAAAAAAGTATTACGAGAAGTTACGAAAAGAATATAGTATGTTTGATTAAAGCAAAAAACACTAATGAGTATGTTTTTATTACAACAAAGGGAGTATAGGCAATGGATAATTTTAAAGTTATTTATAAAATACTTAAAGTCCTTGAAAGTGCAATGGATTGTGATGAAGTTGATAGGTCTTTGCTAAAGGCAGAAAATTTCAAGATAACAGAAAATCGATTTGAGAATATTATCAGAATGCTTGCCAAAGAAGAATATATAACCGGAGTAATCATAGTTGATATGATAGGAATACAGGGAATCAAATTCGATGATGTCCGAATAACATTAAAAGGACTTGAATATCTTAGCGAAAATTCTTTGATGAAAAAAGCGGCAAATTTAGCTAAAAGCATTAAAGAAACAATTCCCGGTATATAAATTAAATATACATTAAGCACGTCTTAGGGCGTGCTTTTTTGATACAAAAAAGGAGAGTGGGACAAGTGAATATACGAGGTTTACCACCTTAGCACCTATAAAACGGTGCTTTTTTTATACTCTTTTTTCAGCGTTGCAGAGAATAAAGAACAATGCTTTTTACAGGAACGCACCTGAATAAAAAATTAATTATGGAGGAGAAATAAGAATGGAATGGTTAAAGGCAATATTGGAAAAGGCAAAGATTGAGGACGGCAAATTGGATATTGACGGAGTGATGTCGACTGTAAACTCTGAATTTCCGAAGTATGCAGTACCGAAAAATGTTTTCAATGACAAAGTTACGGAGCTTAAAACGGCGAACAAAACCATTGAGGACCTTAAACAATCAAATGCCGACAACGCGGAATTGCAGAACAAAATCAAAGGGTATGAAAGCGAGATTGAAACGCTTAAAACAGATGCGTTGAACACCGCAAAGACATACGCATTAAAGGAACAGCTTTCAAAAGCCGGTGTAACCGATGCCGACTATCTTATTTACAAGCAAGGCGGAATTGATAAGTTTACATTCGACAAAGACGGAAAGCCTGTCGGTGTAGACGATATTCTTAAACCGCTCAGAGAGGATAAGACGTACTCACACCTTTTTGCCGAAAAAGGCGGAGCATACACACCAAAAAGCGGCGGTGGAGGTTCAGACGTAAATCCTTGGGCAAAGGAAACATTTAATCTTACCAAACAAGGTGAAATTTATAAAAACGACCCTGCAAGAGCAAAAGTATTAATGCAAGAGGCAGGAACGACAGGAGGAATTTAATATGGGAACAACATTATCAGATATTATCGTACCGGAACTGTTTAATCCGTACGTTATTCAAAAAACACTTGAAAAATCGGCACTTGTGCAGAGCGGTATAGTTCAAAACGACGCAGAGTTTGACAAGCTTGCGTCACAGGCAAGTCCGCTTGTAAATATGCCGTTTTTCTCTGACCTAACAGGTGAATCGGAAACGGTTATCGAGGGTGACGACCTTACTGCCGACAAAATCAGCAGTAAGAAAGACGTTGCGGTAATTTTAAGACGTGCAAAAATGTGGAGTGCGACAGACCTTTCGGCCGCAATGTCGGGTGCTGACCCTATGGCGGCGATTGCAAGTCTTGTATCTGACTTTTGGGTGAGAGATTTACAAAAGGAACTTATCGCTGTGCTTAAAGGTATCTTCGGCACAATTCCGGCAGTATCCGACGGTTCGCCTAAAGAGGCTGAAACAAGACTTGCGTCAAACATTCTTGATATTTCAAGCGCAAGCGGTAACAGTGCAAAATGGAGCGGAAGTGCTTTTATTGACGCACAACAGCTTTTAGGCGACAACAAAGCGGAACTTACCGCTGTTGTTATGCACAGTGCGGTTGAGGCGGCACTCAGAAAGCAAGACCTTATTGACGTAATTCAGCCGTCCGGTGCAAATCCGTTCAGTACATATATGGGTAAGCGAGTTATTATTGATGACGGCTGTCCCGTAACAGGTTCGGGTTCGAGTCAAGTATTTTCAACATATCTTTTCGGCAACGGTGCGATTGCACTCGGTAACGGTACACCGGAAAAGTTTGTTGCAACCGAAACAGACAGAGATAAGAAAAAGGGCAGTGGTGTTGACTATCTTATCAATCGTAAGACGTATATTCTTCACCCACGCGGTGTTAAGTTTACGGACGCCGATGTCGCAAATACGGAAGGTCCTACGCGTACGGAACTTGCTAATGCAACAAACTGGACACCTGTATATGACCCTAAGCAGATTAGAATTGTCGAAATGCGTCACAAGATTTGATGAGGTGACTTATGGATGAGTATATAGCTGTTTTTGCGGATATGTACGGCATAAGCGAAGATGACAGAGGAAAAGCCGAAAGATGTATTGAAAGCACAATCGAATATATCAAGAATTATTGCCATATTGACGGTATTCCCGATGATTTAAAGCATACCGTTATACTTATGGCGGCGGACTTGTTCCGCTATGATATATCGGCATCATCGGGACGATACGACAATGTAACGTCAATCAAAGAGGGCGATGTTACGGTATCGTACGGCAGTAATTCAAGCAGTATGTCGAGCGTGTTTAAAGACTACAAAGCAAGGCTTGCACGTTTCAGAAAGTTGGTGTGGTGATGAATATGGTAAGAGAGGCGATTGAAAGACTGTATAAAGGCTTATGTTCTGTCAAAGTGAAAGTTTCAAGCGTGAATGAGGAAACAGGAGAAACTGTATTTACCGAAAAGGCTGTTTTAACGGAACAGCCTTGCCGACTTTCGTTTCAAAGCCGAAATTCGGCGGCGAAAGATGACGGATACAGCACCGTATCGCAATCGGTTGTGCTTTTTATTGCGCCGGAGGTTGAAATACCGTCGGGCAGTAAAATAACCGTTACACAAAACGGAAAAACAACTGACTATTGCCGTAGCGGTGAAAGTGCGGTTTATACATCACACCAAGAAATTGCACTGGAATTATTCGAGGATTATGCGTAATGAATGAGATTGATTTTTCACAGCTTGAGAAATTACAAAAGCAAATGGAAAGTGCGGATTACACCAAAGCTTGTGTATCCGCTATGAATGAGATTTCTCAAAGAGCACTTAAATACATAAGTAACGTAACAAAGCCGGGGCATTACAAAAACGGTAAAGTGGGCGGTACTTTAAAAAAGAGTTGGCAAACAGAAGAAACAACAGTAAGCGGAAGTACGGTAAAGGGCGGAATATATACCGCACTTGAATATGCTCCTTATGTGGAGTTCGGACACCGTACAAGGCTCGGAAAGGGTACGTCCCCGAAGTACAAGCCTAAGAAAAACGGCAAAAAGTGGGTTGAGGGTAAAAAGTATCTTAACACCGTAGTACCGAAAGTCGAAAGGGATGCACCTAAAATACTTATGCAGAAAATGGAGGAAGTATTGAAATGACATCAAAAATAAAAAATGCAGTGACGAAAGCTATTCATAACCTGTTTGGCGATGATTATGCGGTATATACGGCATACACAGAACAAGGATTTTCAGAGCCTTGCTTTATCGTTGAAATGTTTCCGCTTAACGTACAGTCGACAAATTCATTTTTGGACGATGAAACGCAGACGGTAAAAATACGATATGTTCCGAAAGAGATAAGTCAAGACGAATTTATCGAAGTGGCTGAAAAATTAAGAGGTTTGTTTTTATACAATCCGCTTGTATTGTCCGACGGTATGCGTATACGAAGTTTTAGTATAGATTTTTCTTTGGAGAACTACACACTTGTGACGGAGCTTGTATACAATTACACCGTTAAGGTGAGAAACGACAGTACATACGATAATGCAGAAGATTTGATATTAGGAGGAGATTTATAATGGGTTTACCTGAAATAAATATAGCGTTTCAGTCTAAAGCTGAAACGGCGATTAAACGAAGTGCAAACGGCATTGTTGCACTGATTTTGCGTGACGCAACCAAAGGTGATATTACATCATATTCGTATACAAATGAGAGTGAAGTTGTAAAATCTCATTGGACAACCGCAAATTATGATTACATAAGCAAGACGTTCCTCGGCGGACCGCAAAGGGTTATTGTTGAGAGAATAGGTGCGGAAGATACCTATGACGACGCGCTTGCACGATTAAAAAATAAAAAGTGGAATTACCTTGCAATACCGTCGCTTGCCGATAACGAAAAAGATATTGCGGATTGGATTATCGCGCAGAGAAGTGCGAAAAAGACATTTAAAGCCGTACTTCCGTATGCGGCGAATAATGAGGGTATTATAAACTTCGCAACCAATGATATAAAAGTCGGTACAAAGGTTTATACCACTGCCGAATACTGTTGCCGTATTGCAGGACTTTTGGCAGGATTGCCTATGACAGAGGGCGCAACGTATCAAACTCTTGCGGAGGTTGAAAGCATAACGGAAAGTACAACTCCGGATGATGATATAGACGGCGGTAAGTTTATACTTATTAATGACGGCGAAAAGGTTAAAGTCGGCAGAGGTGTCAATTCGCTTGTAACATTGTCGGGTGATAAGACGGAGGATATGAAAAAAATCAAGATTATAGACAGTCTTGACCTCATAAGAGATGATATAAAAGCATCGTTTGAGGAAAATTATATTAACGTTGTAAACAGTCACGAAAATAAAATGCTTTTCATCGGTGCGATTAATCAGTATTTTAAGTCGTTGCAATCACAGGGCGTATTATACGACGGTGCAGATTGCAAAGCATATATTGACGTTGAGTCGCAACGTGAATGGCTTGCACAGAAATATGATGTGTCGGGTATGACAGACAGTGAGATTGAAGTCGCAAATACGGGAAGTATCATATTTGCGGGTGCGGATATTACAATACAGGATTGTATTGAGGACTTGAGTTTTAAAATAGGATTGGAGTGATAAATAATGGCTGAAAGTATTAAACCGAGAGGAAATCAACTTTGTTCCGGTACATTCGGTAAACTTTGGATTGACGGAATGCTTGCCTATGAAGTGTATAAGTTCGAGGCAAAGGAAAAGACAAACCGTGAAAGCGTAAGCTTTGCCGGAGATACAACCAATGATTCAAAATTAATGGGCGTTGATTATGAATTTTCATATACGGTGCGAAAAGTATATTCAAGAGGTAAGGCAATAGCCGACGGTCATAAAAAGGGACAGGACACAAGACATACTTTGGTGGCAAGACTTGAAGACCCCGATAATGGCGGCTATGAAACAATTCAGCTTGATAACTGTTGGTATAATGATGTGTCACTTATGAATTTTGAAAACGGTAAGATAGTTGAGGAAGAATTTAGCGGTGGTTTTACCGACCATGACCTTACAACTACAATGAATGCGTAATATAATAACGGAGGTAAATAACTATGGATAAGAATACAAAGATTACTCTTGCAGAGCTTATTAAACGTAAAGAACAAGTGCTTGAGGCAAAGAAAAGTCCGAAGAAAGCGAGAATATATGTGAAAAGCCTTGACGGCGAGATTATTATAAAAGCACCGACCAAATCACTTGCGACAGAGGCGGCAGAAATGGAGAACGACGGTGACGCTCACCTTGTGTATGAATGTGTTGCCGAGCCGGATTTACATTCAAAGGAACTTCAAGACGCATACGGTTGTACATATCCCGAAGAAATTGTTGAAAAACTCTTCGATGCGGGCGAAATCACACCTATCGCGATGGAGTGTATGAAACTTGCGGGATATGTCAATAGTGTAAAACTTGTTGAAGAAGTAAAAAACTGATAGAGGCAGATGATGAACTCTATATGATACATCATTATCTGCAAAGAGGAATATTGCCCGAAAAGGTGCTTGCAAGACCCGAAATTGAAAAAGTATTTTTTCTTGCAAGTGCCAAAAAGGCAAATGATGATGAATACGCAAAGTGGAAAGCATTGGGAGGTGAATAGTTTTGGATAAGTCGATAGCCATAAATATGAATCTTAATGCAAGTAGTTTTGCAAAAGGTATCAAGACCGCAACAAGCAGTGTTGAAAATATGACCGAATCTATGAAAGACGCAACAAGCAGTGCCTCCAAAATGACTTCCGTAATGCAAGGGATAGGCAGTGGCGTCGCAAAAGTCGGAAAGGGTTTGGCTATTGCTGGTACAGCCGCCGCAACTGCCGTTACTGCATTGGTTTCAAAGTCTGTCGGTGCATTTGCTGATTATGAACAACTTACGGGCGGTGTAGAAACGTTGTTCGGAGCAGGCGGAAGAAGTGTTGAGGAATATGCACAGAGTGTCGGTAAAAGTGTTTCTGATATTCAAGGAAAATATGACAGTTTGATGAGTGCGCAAAATGCTGTATTAGAAAATGCAAATAAGGCATATATGACCGCCGGAATGTCGGCGAATGAATATATGGATACCGTTACGGGATTTTCAGCGTCATTAATATCAAGCTTAGGCGGAGATACAAACAAGGCGGCGGATTACGCAAATTCGGCATTGGTTGATATGTCCGATAATGCAAATAAAATGGGTACGGATATGGAGTCCATAAAAAATGCGTATCAGGGATTTGCAAAACAGAATTATACTATGCTTGACAACTTGAAGTTGGGTTACGGCGGTACACAAGAGGAAATGAAACGACTTCTCAGTGACGCAGAAAAGCTTACGGGACAGAGGTACGACATTTCATCATTTGCCGATATTACACAGGCTATTCACGCAATTCAAACTCAAATGGATATTACCGGCACAACCGCAAAAGAGGCAAGCACGACAATAAGCGGATCGTGGGGGTCACTGAAAGCGGCATTTCAAAACGTGTTGGTGGGACTGACAACAGGCGGAGATATGTTTGACCAAAGTTTAGACGCATTGATTAATACAGCCGTAACATTCGGACAGAATATTATACCCGCCATTAAAGGTGCTTTGAGTGGTGTCGGCTATTTAATTGAGGGTTTGGCACCGGTAATCGGCGAAACAATTCCACCGTTAATTAATGACCTCGCTCCTACATTAGCAAACAGTGCCGTATCGCTTATATCGTCTTTGGTAAATGGTCTGACACAGAACGCAACGCAATTTTCAGAGTGCTTGAGCAATATGATTATTGTAGCGGTCGCCGGTATTTCAACCGTAGTGCCACAGTTATTAGATGCGGCGTCAAAAATAGTCAGCAATTTAATGCAAGGATTAACTAATTCTATGCCTCAAATTGTGAACGGAGCAGTAACTTTGATAGAGGGGTTAGTCAATGGATTAGTGAACAACATACCATTGCTTATTATGGGAGCCGTTCAGCTTGTTGCGTCTTTGGCAAACGGTTTGATAGCAAATTTACCGAGAATAATAGATGCAGGTGTAAATCTGATAACAGGAATTGTTAGCGCGTCATATTCGATGATGCCCCAAATTATACAAAACGGAATGCAGTTGGTCGTAAACTTAGCAGTCGGACTTGTACGGGCAATTCCGCAGTTGATAGCGGCTTTACCGCGAATAACGGGTGCAATCGTAAAAGGATTTAAGTCTGTTAATTGGTTTGATTTGGGTTTGCAGTTGATAAAGTCAATTTGGGAAGGTATCAAATCAATCGGAAGCGAGATGTGGAACGGAGTCAAAGAAAAAACGTCAGAATTATGGGGCGGTGTAAAAAATGTTGTATCGGAAAAACTGAACAACATAAAAAGTACATATGACGCACACGGCAGAGGACTGAAAGGTGCTACATTTGCGGCAATAGAGGGTGTCAAGGAATACTACAGGACAGGCTATGACGCAATTAATCAATTAACAGGCGGTAAGCTCGGCGAGGTTGTCAATGCAGTCGGTGAAAAGATGGAAGTCGTAAAAGGTAAATTCAGCGAAGCGTTTGGCAATGTGAAAAACACCGTAATGACTATTTTTGAAAACATTAAAAATGGTATTACTGAAAAAATCAGTGCGGCGGTGAACAAAGTCAAGGAGATATTCGGCAGTATTGCCGACAAGGTATCGGAAGTTTGGGGTAAGATTAAAGGAATTATCAAAGCGCCTAAGATTGTACAAAAAGGTACGGTAAGTATAGCCGGTGTCAGTACACCGATTCCGAAACTTGGACTTGAATGGAATGCAAAAGGCGGTATTATGACACGTCCGACAGCGTTCGGATATGCAAACGGAAAAGTCCAAATGGGCGGAGAGGCAGGAGCAGAGGCGATACTTCCGCTTAGAACATTTTGGAATAATTTAAGTCAATACATAGCCGAAAGCAACAAAGGCGGCAATACTATAACGAATGAAATTAAGATAGTTATAAATGCCGACAACAAAACCGCCGATGAAATCGCCGACGACGTTATAAACGTAATAGTTCCTAAAATTCAAAAATGTATGGCAAATATGTAGGGAGGCAAAATGTTAGATTTTTATTTAAGTATAAACAACAGTGAAGAAGTTATACATATTCCCGTCACGCCGTCCGAATTTACCGTATCGAGTTCACAAGGTACGGAAACTTTTGAAACGGCAAATTACGGTTGGATAAAAATTATCGGAAATCCCGAACTTAAAACTGTATCGTGGAGCAGTTTCTTACCGATGACCGACTATCCGTATTTAAGGGACAGAAGTATGAAAGGGCAGGAATACGCAGACAAGATTGAAAATTGGCGTAAGCGTAAACTTCCGATAAGGCTTGTCATTACTTCCACGGGTATTTGCAATGTTGATATAAATACAGCGGCGGCAATAGATAAGTTTGATTACAGCGTAGGTACAGGCGGTGATTTGAATTATTCAATCGAGCTTGGAGAAGTAAATCTTTTAAACGATGTACAGGAGGGGTTGACAGTGGCGCAGTATGATGAAATAATGGCGAGAATTGATAATATAGAAGAAAGGCTTAGCAGTGTTGAAAACACAATGATATATAACTATATGGACGATAATATGCCGTCTTGGGCTAAACCGACTATTCAAAAGTTGATGGACAGAGGTATTATAAGCGGTAAAGACGATAACGAACTCGGTCTTACAATGGATATTATTCGTACACTTGTTATTATTGACAAAACAGACGGATTTGAAAATTATACGGTTGACATTATGCCGTCATGGGCAGAGGCGACTATTGAAAAGGTAAAAAGAAAAGGCTATCTAAACGGTGACGGCGAGGACGGATACGGTTTGACAAAGAGTATGATACGTTTGCTTGTTATTATGGATAATGCAGGTTGTTTCGGTGATTAAAAATGTTGCAATATTTTCCTTTTGTAATATAATAAAACAAAAGACAAATTAAAAATTTCAAATAAGGCTTAGAAAGTACATCGAATTTCGATGTACTTTTTTGTATGCCGAAAAGGAGGTTTATATGGGTGTAATTGATAATGCAGTTCAATGGGCGACAGATATTGCAAATGACGACAGTCATTGGTACAGTCAAGACGTGAGATGGGGACCGCATTATGATTGTTCTTCTTTTGTTATAACGGCATATCAAAATGTAGGAGTGCCTGTTAAAGATAATGGTGCTACATATACGGGGGATATGTATAACGTTTTTATTTCGTGTGGATTTAAAGACGTAACGTCGTCCTGTAATCTGTCAAACGGAGCAGGTATGTTAAAAGGTGATGTACTTTTAAATAAAGCAGACCATACCGCTTTGGTACAGGCGGACGGCGGAACAACCGTTGAGGCAAGAGGAACATCATTCGGTATTGTTACCAACGTGCCTTACAGAAATTATCCGTGGGATTGTGTACTCAGATATACCAAAGACGGAGACGGTTATATTGCAAACTGGGTTGAGAGAGAAATACCGAACATCGGAAAGTCGCTCGCAACTAAATCATATATGGCATACCAAACATATACGAACAGTCAAGCAAGCGGATATAAATACTTGTGGGGCAGTGACAGCAGTACGTCAAACGGCGGATTGCGAAAGTACAAAGATTTTATTTGTATGGCACTCGGTTCGTATTACGGACCGGACGGCACGTTTGTTAAGATTGAATTTGACGACGGTAAAGTGATATACGCAGTCAAAGGTGACGAAAAGAAAGACAGTGAAACCGATAGCCGACATATGTATCATACCGGCAGTGACGCAAATATGACGGAGTTTATTGTTGACGGAAATATTGTAACAAGCAATGAAAAATTTACATCTGCATTAGAGTCGGAAGGAATTAATCGCTCTGCCCGTGTTGTGAGAATTTGGACAAGTGACACAGAGCCGACATATGGAAGTAACGGAAGTACATCGGGTGAAAAAGAATATCATTTTGCGGATACCAACGAAAAAATACCTATCCACAATTCGATTTTCAAACAAGCACCTATGCAGTTAGACGGTACTTTGAAAGTAGTAGTAAACGATACAGACGTATCAAAGCATATAGGAGATATATCGTGGACGAATACAAAAAATACACTTGCAACAACGATGTCTTTCAGCACTCCGAAACCTAAAGAAATGAAGTATATGAATATATACATACCTCAAATGGGTGATATTATGAGGTACAGCGGAGGAGATAAAGAAGATTTCAGAGGTGTAATAATCGAAGTTGACGACGGAGCAATGTATGTAAACAAATACACTGCCGTTGATGTAGGTTGGTATCTGAACAAGACCACCGACACATATCAGTTTACATCTATGCGTGCCGATGATTGCATTAAGAAAATATGCAACGATTTATACATTCCGATTGTGCTTATTCCCGAATTGGGTACGCTTATAACGCAAATATATATTGATAAACCCGTATCTGACGTTATCAAGGATATTCTTGAAAAGTGCGGAAGTGGGTATAACTTTGACTTTGTACCCGACGGTATGCGTATATATTTGTGCAGAGATATTGAGGCTAAGCCGAAGTTTAGAATATCTTCCAATACCGAACTCAAAAACTCGGTACAGTATATGGGTAATATCGAGCATAAAGGCAGTATTGAGAATATGAAGAACAGTATTAAGGTTATAACTGAAACGGACGTTATGACTACCTTGAAAGCCGATGAGAGTATATCAAAATACGGCTTTCTGCAAGAGGTTGTGAAAATGAATGACGGAGATAATGCGGCGGATTTGGCAAAGAAAAATCTTGATGAGCTGAATAAGGAAGATGAAACGTATTCCGGTGAAATAATAGAGGAATTGGCAAGCTATACACGAGCCGGAAGTACGATAGAAAAAGACGGAGTGAAGTATGTAATTACAAGCAGTCAGCACAGCATAAAAAACGGTGTTCACTACAATAAAATTGATATGGAGAGATTAGTATGAAAAACGGAGTCGAAACACTTGCAAAGATGTTTAAGGACCGTGAAAACGCAACGAGTGATTTTGTCGTATTCGGTAAAATAATTGAGCTACCGAACCTTAAAATACAATTCACCTCTAAAATAATTCTGACTAAGGACCATATAAAAAGTCTTATTGATTTATACAAACAGGATATTGACGGACGATATGTTTATAAAGGCAGAGAAGTTGCAATGATTCCGTACAGAGGCAATAACAGATATTTGGTGTTGGGGGTGACGGAGAATGGCTGATTACACAAAAACAGAACCTGCATTCGATTTTCAAAAGGGCGATTTTATTATTATAAACGGTCGTCCGAAAATGACGGTTGGCAGGGAACGTATAAAAAATTGGGTGCAAAAAATACTCAATACGCAAAAGGGAAGATATAAAATTTATAACGGTACAGGATACGGTATAAATATAGAAGATACTTTTGTCGGAAAGAATTACAATCGTGACTACATCCGTTCGGAAGTCAAGCGTGAGATAACCGAAATACTGACCGCAAATGAAGATATAGTGAGTATTGATAACTTTAATATGGAAGTAGACGGCTCACTGCTTACAGTATCTTTTACCGTAAACAGCGTGTACGGCGATATAAATGATGTTAAGGGGGCGATATAATGGCTGAAACTATTGATACAATACTTGAACGTATGCTTTTGCAGATACCGTCAAGATATGATACGTCGTCGGGAACATATACATACGATATAGAAAAATCAACGGCAATGGAGTTTGAGAATGTTTATGATATTATATCATCTCTCGACTCTTATTTTTATGCGTCAACCGCTACAGGTAAGTATCTTGATATGCGTGTAGGCGAGTTCGGATTGGAACGCAAGGACGCAAGCTATGCAACAGGCTGTGTGACTGTAAGCGGTAACGTCGGAGCAAAAGTGTCTGTCGGTGAAAAGGTGGCGGCGGGAAATATTATATTCAATATAACTGAAAATGCGGTCATACCGAGTGAGGGGAGTGTAACTGTACAAGTTGTATGTGACAGTGCCGGAGTAAAAGGCAATGTTGAAAAAGGGAAAATAAACAGATTTCCGGTTACGATTCAAGGACTTGTATCCGTAACAAATGAAATTTCAACAACAGGAGGCAGTGACAAAGAAGGTGATGTTGAACTGCGAAAGCGTTTTACCGAATATGTTTCGCATCCTATAACAAGCGGAAATAAGTGGCAGTATATCTCTTGGGCAAAATCAGTTGACGGAGTGGGTGACGCAAAATGCTTGCCGTTGTGGAACGGAGCAGGAACGGTTAAAGTGATAATCGTTGACAGTGAAAAACAACTTGCCGGAAGTGAGCTTATAAATAAGGTACAGAGTTATATAGATGAACAATGTCCGATAGGTGCAGATGTGACCGTTACCACTGCAACGGCAGTAAGTATAAATGTTACGTTTTCGGCAGATGTGGACGAAAGCACGATTGAAAGTATTAAATCGAATATCAGAAGTTATTTGCGTGATGTGTCTTTTGCAAACGGATATGTGTCATACGCAAAAATAGGTCAAACCATATTGAATACAGACGGTGTTGATGATTATTCAAATTTGAAAGTCAATTCAAAAACAGAAAATATCGCAATATCCGAAACTGAAATTGCCGTTCTTGGGGGTGTTGCCGTTGGCTGATGTAGGACAGAATTTACCGTCGTACTATAAAAAGTCACGGTATATAAAAGCATTAAATACACCCGTCAATGCGGAATTTGAACGTTTGTATGAGTTGATAGAAATGTTTATGAAAAACAGATTTATTGACAGTGCCGATGAAGATGCCGTAAGAGAATATGAAAAAAGTTTGGGTATATCAGAAACCGGCAATACCCTTGAGGCACGAAAGAGCCTTATTAAAATAAGAATGAGAGGGTCGCAAACCTCAACAAAGGCGAATTTGCGGGCGGTAATTGAGAGTTACGGTGTATTGGTTGATATAACCGAAGATATTAAGAATTACAGTTTTACGGTGATTTTTCATCAACCGAATGTGCCGGAAAGTGTGATTAAGAATATTATCGAGGATCTGAAACCGGCACATTTGTCGGTATTATATGCGTATGAATATAGCGGAACATTTGAATTTGCCGACCACGAAAATGACTATAACATTGAAACAGGATTTGCCGATGGTAACGGCCACGGCGGTTACTTAGGAAATATTTAAGAGGGGAGAATAAATGTATGAATTTTAATAATAGTTTGCCCGAATGGAAGAATACAGGCACCGAGCCGAGCGATAGTCTGAAAAACGACGGATTTAAAGCCGGATATAAACCGTCGGCAAATGTTTTTAATTGGTTTTGGAGTTTGGTAAGTAAGTGCATTACTGAAATTCAGTCAAAACTGTCAAATGAAGAAACCGCAAGAACAGAGGCGGATAAGAATTTGCAACAACCGACATTTACAGAGGCAAGCACACGAGTTAATATAACTTCCGGTGAAACGCTGAGTACATTGTTCGGCAAAATAAAAAAGTTTTTCACTGACCTAAAAACAGTAGCATTTACAGGGTCATATAATGACCTGTCTAACAAACCGACATCAATGAAAAATCCTAATTCATTGACATTGACAATGAACGGCTCGGCAACGAACTATAACGGTGCATCGTCAGCGAGTAAGTCGTGGTATGCACCAACGAGTGTGGGAACGGCAGGGTATAATTTGATTAGTAATGGTAGTGGTGCTCCTGTATGGCAACAACCACCTTATGCGGTATGCAATACAAGTGGAAGTACAGTAGCAAAAACAGTTTCCATAACGAATTTTAAACTTGTTACAGGTGTGCGTGTGTTTATCAAATTTACATATGCACACGACTCAACAACAAAAGCCACTCTAAATGTAAATAATACAGGTGCTAAAAGTATCAGATACAAGGGGTACGGTGTTTTTAAGGGTTATAATGGTGGTGGTAGCAACTCCACAGACAAACAATACCCAAATACTTGGGAAGCAGGTGAAATTGTTGAATTTATATATGACGGTACAGAATGGGTAAGTATCCTCGAAAAAAGAAAAATCGACCACAGCAATATAGTAGTAGGTACAATTAATGTTGACGGTTACAGAATACCTCCTTCAATAAATGATGTTGATTTTATGTGTGGAATTGACGGAAAGTCTGATGTTGAGGTAATACAAGAGGCTATAAATGCTTCGAGAAATGGTTCGAGGATAATTTTAAAAAGAGGTAAATATTCAATAGACGCTCCTATTTATATGTGCGGAGGTAATCACGCTGATAAGCTGTTTGGTGAGCAAGCAACTGATGTACCTAAATTAAATTTTAGTAATAATGGTATCATAACTTCACGGAGCAGTTCTTCTGACTCAAAAGTGTCTTATCCATTATATTTTGAGAATATTTCAATGGAGCTAACGCCACAATTATGTATTGAGGCGACTAATATATATTTCGATAATACGTATTCAAGATTAGATGTTACCACAGTACAGAATTTGGGAAGTACACCTATTAAGTCATCTGGTTTGTTTAAAGTGAAAAATGGGAGTAGTATTGACCTTTGGATTAGAAGTAGCTCAAGTTATATATGTTATTGTGGTATTGATTGTACCAAAATAGAGATAGATGACAGCTCTATATCATTGCAGAATGAGTGTTCGTCAACGCAAGGTGCAGGTGGTGATGATTTAAACTTTATTTATAACACTGACGCAACAGGATATATACGAAATAGTAAACTAACGGGACAAGGTAATGGTAGAACAAATTTTATAAACGGGAAAGTGACTATTGATGAGTGCGATATTACCCTGAAAAATAGAAATCATTCATTATGTCACTACACCACAGACACAGAGCAAAAGTTATGTTCATTAAGAGATTGCACTATCAATTATACAGCAAGTACATATTTGACTTTTGGTAAAATTGAGGGGTGTTTTTTCATAAATAAGGTTACTGCTGTTAGTTCGTCCGAGAATAACAAGCTTCAAATACTTTGCCCAACTCAAATGATAGGAAATACTTTTATTGGACGTTCTGAAATGAATTTTAATTCAAATAAAGTACAGTTTATAGGCAATGCAATGCAGTATTCACAATCCTATACATCATTTCCGACAGGAAGTGTTAATACAGGAACAATGATTACGGGATAAGGAGGACATAATGGATATAATTGATAATTTTTCGATAATAAATAATCAAATATGTTTAAATAGCTATAAATTAGTTATACGTCACTACAAAGATATTGACAAAAAAGAGTTTGTAGATAAAGACTATTATGTAAATGATGATAGGTTAATTGAGTTAGAAACTCAAATTATACCAAAACACCAACTTTTGGAACTTATATCAAAGGTAAAGCTTGATAATGAACAGTATTCCTATATGAGTGGTCTTGAAGTAAAAACGCAAGATTTTAACAAAGAAATTAATGAAATTGCTTCATATGGTAGTAAAGAAGCATATGAAGCGTCTTTGCCACAAGCACAGGATGAATTTAATCTTGATATGGACTACAGAATGTCTAAGATGGAATTAGGATTATAAAGAGGAGGAAATATCAATGACATATGGATATTGTAAAAAAATAATTGCAAGCGGTAGATATGATAAGAATTCGATGAAGGATAAACTTGACGTGTTTCTTCTTGCAGAACGTATTACTGATGATGAATACAAAGAATTAATGCAAATGATGGAGGGTTAATTTATGGATAAGATTTTTAATTGGACAAGTACGGTTATTGGAATTGTGGGCGGATTTTTCGCCGCAATATTCGGTCAATGGGATAGTATTCTGTGGGCGTTGTTAGTGATAATGGTGTTGGACTATTTGACGGGTATTATCAAGGCGGTTTACACAAAAACAATGTCAAGTGAGATTGGGTTTAAAGGATTACTCAAAAAGATTACTATATTAATTATAGTAGCGTTATCAAACGTCCTGCAACAGATTACAGGTGATAACGTTGCAATTCGTGAGATTGTGATTATGTTTTACATAGCGAATGAGGGAATAAGTGTGTTGGAGAATGTGGCAGTGATTTATCCGCGAATGCCGCAAAAGTTGAAAGATATATTGTTGCAATTACGTGGCGAAGATGATACGGAGGAATAAGTATGGATATTCAAATCAAACAGGGTCCGCAGTGCCACACGTCTAATTGCTACACATACAGGAATGACGATATTAAATATATCGTCATTCATTTTACGTCAAATAACGGCGATACGGCATTGAACAACTGCAATTATTTCAGCGGTGCAAATCGTGGTGCGT